GGATCATTCGCTGGCCAATATTCGATATCGACGCTGACGACCGAGATATCATCAATCGGGTCCCAGATCAGCCGCACACCGGGCAGTTCGCCCTGTCCATCTGCAACGACAACAATTGGAATGGCGAAGAAGTTCTGCACTTCAGCCAAGTATTGCGGCGGCGGAATAACGATGATGTTCGGCGGGTTGGTTTCATAGGCCGTCGGGTCGAACACGCCATTGCTGATCTGCTGCAACGACAGAGAGATATCGCGAGCGCCATCGGTATTGATTCCGCCAAGTTGGCGCGTCAGAACCTGAAACGTGCGGTCGCCATATTTTGCGCTATTCCATCGAACCCACCGGCCCTCCTTGATTGTGTCTAGAAATTTAGGATGAACGACGATTTCCGCTGATGCCTGATAGCGCGCCCCACGGATGGCGATGTCTGCCAGCCTGTCCACCTGCCGCACATCGGTGACGGCTGCATATGGAATGGCGCTGGCAAGCGTTTCGCGGTCTTCAGCCAATGCCCCCGCATCGATGCGGGTTGCCGCGTCCTTCGTTTCATAGAAGTCATCTGGCGAGACATACGAGGCGGCAACTGTGTTGATGAGCTCGGTGCGCTTGCGTTTCGCGCTGAATCGAAGCGGTGCACCACGCTTGATGTCAGCATCGGTGATGGTTGCAACGATGGCCTGTGGTGCGCCTGCAATCGGGAACTCACCGTCAACACGCTCCACCCACGAGCCGCACATGGCTTCGAGGATCGGCGTCAGATTGGCGTCGTGGTTGGCGCCGGGACCGTCCTTGGCAATCGCATGGGCGCGATACCGCTTCGAACCGTCCGACATACCTTCATCGCAGATATTCGCAGCTTGCGTATACTCAGCCAATGGCAAGCGGCTTGCACGAACGGCCTTACCGACCATGCGCTGCGTGCCGTTGAAGAACCCGCGCTCCAAGTTGTAGATCTGAACAACCGGATTATCGGAATATTCCCATGTACTCTGGTCATCCCAGCGATGCGCGCCCGCACCGCCCATCGTGGTGTCTTTGCGCCAGTCATAAAGCGGAGCGCCGACGACTTCGAAAAGCAGCTTTGCTGGCGAGGTCAGGCCATCGCCGTTCTTGCGCAGCTCCGAAAACACGATGGCATAAGCAACACCTGCGCCGCGATGGTTCGCAGTCCAGCGACCGGCAGGACGGGCATTATTGATCAGCGTCGGCTCGGCCTGCTGATCCATAGTGCCATAGAAGAACTTGACGCGGACGTTATCGTGATCGTCGCCGCTCGTGCCTTCGTTCGGCACAAGCCAATAGCCGTCAGCGTCTTGCGCAATAAGCGTGCGCCATTCACCGTTGTATCGGACCCGCGGTACAGACGTGATGCGGAAGCTCGACAGAACAAACACGTCCTGAATGAGCCGTCCGCCGCTGCCGTAGCTGTTTCGGTAGATGTGATGCCCTTCGGTCGCACACGTGCCGAGAATCACAGAGCGCGGGATATTCGCGCCGTACTGGGTTTCCAGTTCGGAAGCGCGGCTCTGCGTCTTGGGAGGGAATAGAGCATTGACCGCGTATTTCAGCGCAATGCCGAATGCAGTTTGAGCAATACCGGCGAGAATCGGACTGGCAGCAGCCCATGCGGCCACGCTCGAGACGATGCCGCCGATAGCGGTGAAGATAGGCGCTAAAAATGGCATACGGCGGCCTCATGCAGGCGCAACAAAAAAGGCCCGCTGCTGGCGGACCTTCAAAGGCGCTGATTGTAGTGGTGGTGCTGGCTATTTCAGCTGGCGTTTGAGGCGGAGATACTCACGCTCGCAGTCATTGGGATTTGTGAAGATCAGAAATTTTGCGTCTTCACCACAGCCAACCAAAATCAATAATCTCGATTTAATGATTTCCACGGTTCATTCTCCTACTCTGTAGGCCTGCTCGATTTCGGTCACCGGGTAGAATGCGAGGCCTTTAGGCTGTTTGACCGCAAACCCTGTGCCGCTGATGAAACCTGCCACATACTCGCCATTGATCAGCATCACGCCGACATCGCCACGACGTGCAGCGAACCGATTGACGGGTTCAAGCTTGAGGTAGTTCTCAAAAACGTCCCTGACGTTCTCGCAGCCATTGGCGCGCATCTTGCGAGCGGCCCCGGCCTCGGTTTTATATTTGCCCCGGAACTCGGCGAGCGGGTTTTCACCGATAACCGCTTCGATCGCCTCTGCCGCCGTCATCAGGCAGTCCGAGATGCCCCATTCTGGCGTGATGGATACGTGCGCCGTCGCGATATCTTCCAGCGCCCGATCCCAACCCGAGATCCTAGCCGAATTTGATTTTGAAGAATTCATTCTTGATCCTCGCTGCGTACTCGAAAAGCATGTCGCCTAACGAAACAAGCTGCTGATCCTCGTGCGACGCATAACGATAGCCTTCGCGGAAGTTGTCGACCGCACCGGTTTCGATATTGCCTTCCAGCCAAACATTGTCGCCTTCCTCACGGTGGTCGATAGTATCGACATAGCCGTACCAGGTCGGCTCAGCGTGAAGGAACGCGTTCGTGTCTGGGTCGAAATAGAAGTCGTAAAATGTGATAGGACGGTTCTTGTAGTCTTCCTGCTCAATCAGCTTCAGCTTGTCGGGTGTGAGCCCAAAATCAGCAGCAGCAGGCAATCTCATAGTCACAGGCTGGGCAGCCGTGCCGAGCGCATACATAGGCTCGTCGATGTCGATCAGCGTATTGCCGTTGTACGTGAGGCCGCCGTAAGGGATGCTGCCTTTGCCCGAGAAAAAACCATAAGTGCCGGTGCCGAATTCGACTTTGACGGCCGAGGCTATCTTGCCCCTGCCCTCGTCGAGCAATTGCTGTAGACGTGCTGGGAAAGCCATTAGTTACCGCCAAATCATCGAAAGGGTGGATTGAACCGCGCCCAGCTGATATCTGGCCGGCATGATTAGAAGTGTTTGCATGTTGATTGTCGGTTTTGGTGCCTTGTTCCAAGGTGTTCTTCGCCTTGGAAATCCAGCCCAAGCAGTAGAAAAAACGGGCTGGTTATATCAGCAGTTCGGAGACCATGGCGTAGCTATCGGCATGGTAGCCATGGGTGACATCGCATTGGTTGTCGGGGCCATCATGTTCAACAACACCTGGGTTCGTGCTATTCGCGCTCGTCGACAGCGGTAGGCAAGCCTACTTCGGCACCTCAATCAACTGAAACGACGCATCGGGAAACTTGCCATCGCCAATTTCCCAGGTCTTCGGCATCAGCCGCATGTTCATCACCGGGTTCTTGAACTTCACCGTCGCGCCGATGGTGATGTAGGACGGCAAGAACGGCTCGATTTTCACCTGCACGCTCGTGCTGGCTGCTATGGCATCAGCAACGATGCGGGCGATGAAGTTGTAGTCGCCGACCGTAAACCCGACCAAATCGCCATTCATCAGCTTCAATCCGACTGCCACGCCGTTAAGCGTGAGCGTGTTGCCGTTGATCGTGCCCAATGAAGCCGTTCCAGCTATAGCCGAGTTATTCGCATCTCCCCAATAGGCTTGCGGGATGCAAACATGCTTCGGTGTGTAATGCACCGTAACCTGACCGCCCCGGCATCGATCGATGAACGCCTCGAGTAAATTTCTCTTGGCATTCGTCAAATCGGTGACCTTCGCGGTCCACGTCCAGAACGGGTCGCCATTCTCAATCGCTGATATCGCCCGATCACCATACTGAGACATGGAAACAGGACGATTCAAAACGGGAAATGTCGGCTGATAACGAAGGCCAGTTGGAAGAAGTTCAGCCATTACCTTGCTAGCCCCCTTGAATTGACCTGACGAAGATCGCGTGCCGTTCGCATTGCGCCCGTTTTGTCAAAGGCGGTAAGTCCCTGTTTGATGTTGCGCTGAGAGATGCGTTCGACTTCGGCCTGCCAGTTGCCATCACGGTCCACAAAGACACGAACATCAGCGATGCCCTGTTGCGCTTGCTGCGATGAAGCAGATGAGCGCAGGATCGGCATGGATGGCGCGCGGGGCACCGCATTGCCGACATAACCGCCGTTCGCATAACCTTTCAGGCCTCGGCGCATTGCGTCGAGAGCAGCGGGACCACCGGCTTTCTTGACTGCATCCTTGTCAAAGACGTACTCGCCTTTATGAACCACGCCTGCGGGCTGGTGTTTGTCACCGTCGCCGGTATAACCACCTGCTGCAAAGCCGATGCTTTTCATGATGCCAGTAAGCCAACCGCCGGATGATGTTGCTGCATTGCCGCCGAAGAATTTATCGAATGCGCTGTTGAGCACCATTTCAGCAAGTTTGTTGAGAATGCCCTTCAATGCATCTTGAAGACTATTCGCATTCATAATCGCGCCGACTGTTCCAGATTTGACCGTGTCGTAGAACTCGCTCGCCGCCTGTTCGGCATTGCCTTGTGCTTCCTGCACCTTGCGCAGTTCGTCGGCCTGACGTGCATACGCTTCGGAAACGGCATCGATCTTAGCAACTTGATCAGATGAAAGCTTGATGCTTTCCCAATCCTTATCGCCCTTCTTCCGCGCCTCTTCCCGAAGTCTGGAGAGAACATCCTGCTCAAGTTCTAGGGCCGTACGGCGCTTTTCCTGCTCGACATAGGTCAGGCCAGTGATCTTGGCTTCTTCGGCCAGTGCGGCGGTACGGTCTTTGACTTGTTGGGTGATCTGGAAGAAATAGTCATCTTCCGTCTTTTTGGGCGCGCGTTCGCGTTTTGGCTTTTTGCCTTCGGCCGTACGCGAATTGTCGCCAGCAACTTGTGCGGCGGCTATTTCTTTGATCTGCGCGTCGGTTAGCTTACGCCCATCCTTTTCGGCTTGCGCTTTGACCTGAGCAATTTTGGTCTCTAGATCGTACTGCGCCTTACTCAGTGATGCGCGCTTTTTGGCGTTATCAACATACTCCTGCGTTACCCGACGCTCTTCCAGAAGTTCTTGACGAGCACGGGTACGTCCACCACGGCTGAAAGATGAAGAACCATCGCCAGCAGTTACAGCAGAGAGTTCACCGGCAGCCTCCCTGGCGGCCTTCGCCACCAGAGCCAACCTATCAAGAATTGGGCCAATCGCGTCGGCAACTTCCTGAAAGTTGTAGTCAGCATTAGCCATATCGAAAAGAGACTGCTTGGCCTCTTCTGCCGAAACAGTGCCTTCTTTCACGCCGTCGCGCAGTCTCGCCAGTTCCTGATATTGCTCAGGAGTAACCAAGCTCATTGACGACACTTGAGCAAATGCAGCGAGCATGTTTACGGCTGCTTCTGTCGCAGCCTGCATTTCGTTTTTGGAGGCTTCAACCTCCTTGGTCAAAGAATTCTGGCGATATGAATCATTCTGTCTGCCCGCCTCCTCGACAGCGTCGCCGGATGACTTGGCAGCTTCTTCCACTTTCTTAAGGCGAGCAGCGAATAGATCCGCGCCCTCGCTCGATGCTCCAATCGTATTGTTGTAGAGGATCAATGACGAGACAACCGCCCCGCCAATAATCAGTCCTACTGGTCCCGCAGCGGCACTAACCCCACCAAGTGCTGTCGCTAAACCGCCCATCGTTTGGGCAGCCGCGAGAGCTTTGCGGAAGTTATTTAGCGCCGCGATGCCAAGACCAAGATTGGCAATCATGCCAGCAACAGACCGACCGAGTATTGCGCCTGCCAGCACTGCCGCCAGCCTTAGCCCGTTGTCAGCAACTTTGTCGAAGTTGTCTGCGATAATGACGAGTGCGTCAGAAATCTTGCGCGACACGCCAGTGGCGCTATCAGCATTGCCGACATATTGCAGCAGTGCATTGTTCAGCAGCGTGAACCCGTCACCGATCGTCGCTGGCATGGATTCAGCTTCCTTGCGCAGCGTCTCCATTTGGCTTGAAAGCGCCTTAACAACATCATTTCCAGTGATCTTGCCTTGTGCGCCGAGTTTGCGCAGACCGCCGACCGTTGTGTTTAGGCCTGCCGCGAGAGCTTCGGCTACACGACCGCCCGATGCGATAACGGTATTGAGATTATCCCCAGACAACTTGCCGAGCGCCATGGCCTTCGCCAGAGCATCGATAACGCGGGCAGCGCGATCGCCCTTGGCACCGGACACTACGAGCGCATTATTCAGCGCTTCGGTGTAGTCCAGCGTCTCGTCGGTGCTATATCCAAGCTCTTTCAGAGCCGTCGCGTTGGAAAGATAGCTTTCAGTTGTCTGGCTCAGATCGGAATAAGTGACGCGGGCCATATCGCCCAGACGCCCCATCACTTCAGTGCCCTTCTCAATCGATCCTGTCGCAAGATTCACACGAGACGTTAGGTCCGTCCACGTGTCTGTCATCTTGCGCAGTTGATCGACGCCAAGAGCAGCTCCTACACCTGCCAATGGCGCGGTCAGTCCGCTAAACGATTTGGAAAAAACGCTGTCCAGATTCTTGTTCATCTGGCGCGCGCGACGTTCAATTGCATTGAACTGCCGGTTGGAAACATCATTGGCGCGAGCCAAACTTCTCTCAAACGACTTGAAGTCAGCCGAAAGCTGGACAACCAGCTTCTCGATGTCAGTTGCCATGCTCAACAATGTCCTGATAAAGAAAAAGCCCGCGTGAGCGAGCTTTGGAGGTGGGGATGAAACTCTTAGTGGGCGCCGCATGCGTCGCCGTATTAGCCTTTGTCGGCTATTTCTTCTGGGGCGAGTATCAGCGACGGGAAGAGCAGAAAATTGCGGAATTGCGCGCCGAGAAACTCATGTGCAATACGATGTTGAGCGACTTAAAAAGCCACAAGGCTTCTCAGAATTGGCGAATTATTCACGTCGTAAAGTGCTTAGAGAAAAAACATCTTAGTGATAGTGATTTCGATACCGATGACTTACGAAAGCTTCTTGATGAGGCAAAACCGTTGATAGGGAAGGTCTAACCATCCCTACGCCACACTCACCCATGCCCAAAGGTCGTCTTTCTCTTTCGCGGAGAGGCCCTTTTGATCTTCAGAGCTGTTCGCCTTCACATATCCATCAACGGCAGCCATGAACTGCCACATGGACATCTTGCGCACGTCTTGCGGGGTATAACCTAGGACGGCTCCGTTTCCGTAGACGGCGGCAAATCTGATTTTTCCGTTGGGGAGATTGTCGAGTTGTTCTCCATCGGACTTGCCGCTGACTGCTCCCCCACGGGCTCATCCTCGACGCCTTGGACCGCCGTTTGAAGGATTACCGTAGCAAATAGCAAGTTCTCAATTGGCGGACGCTTCTCGACATAGGTTCGAACCAGTTTTGTTGCCGCAGTCGGCTCCAAGCCTCCGCCGATTAGCCCCTGCCGAATGACGTTGGCAATATCGCGGACACGGCACTGCTTTGTGAAAAGTCGCTCCAGAATGACCCACGGACCAGCGTCGCAGGCTTCTTCAAGGGCTTCCAATTCGCCCCACCCAAGGCGGAAGGTGTAATCACCATCCGCCCATGTCAGTTCAATTTTCGCGTCTCTGCTCATTATGGAGCCGTAGGCGTGGACGTACGGACCATTTCGCCATCAGACTGCATCGACACGTTCAGTGTGGCACGCTCACCGTTGTTAGCGCCAATTTCGAGGCTCTCGACGTGCATGTTGCCGGTATAGATGTAGGTCGTGGCTGGGAACTCGATTTCCACCTGCACAGGGATTGAATCGATGCTTTCGCCTGCATCAAGCCAATCTTCGACGGATTCAGAAGCCAGAACGCCTTCACCGCTAATGCTCATCGAAAGCGATGCGGCATCACGGCCTATCCAGTCGACCTTGTCAGGATTTTCGCAATCCGGAATCGAAACTTCGTTCAGGTTTTTGGTCAGGGTGATTGACCGCTGCGTGAATCCGCACGGCGCGGTGTAAACAATGGGCGACGCGCCGTCGCCGATCTTAACGCGGACTTTGCCGCCCTTGATCGTAGTAGCTTGAGCCAAAATGGCCTCCATACGAAAAAGGCCACCCAAAGGGCGGCCGCAAATAGTTTTTTTAGGGTGGGTTACGGCTGCTCGATAAAGGCCGTGAAGCGGATGGAGGCGTGGTTTACGTTGCCATCCCTGATGTAATCAGTTCGCCAGTGTTCAAACGACACCAAGGCGTTATTGGACAGGGTTGGCTCCCAGTCTCTGAGTGCTAGACGCACCGCATTCGCGATGTCGCGCATTTGTTTTTGGGGAAGTTCCAGCGACCAAACGTCCAGCTGGAATATGATGTCATGTCCATAGATGCAGTCGGCGTCCTCCGCCTGAGTGCTCGAAGGCCCGATGCTGACATATGGGAATATTGACGGCGCAACCTGTCCCTGATCATTGGTAGGCGGATTGTCATAACTGCGCTGGCCTATCAAGGCGACGAGGGCAGTATTGCTGCGAAGGCGTTGAATGACCGCGCCTTGCAGCTCAAGTACAGGATCCATGCGCTACCCCGCTGCTACTTGTTTCGCGGCCTTAGTGATGGCTCTGCGGATACGGCTTTTGACTTTCTTGCGATTGGCTCGCCAGGAAACGAAGAAAAATGGCGATGCCTTCACGCCTGGGTTCTGCGTGCCAGCGAACATGCCGCCGTTAATGTGCGGCGCTGTACCGAACTCGACGAGATGCGCGTAACGAACCTTCGAATTACCGGCATAGATGGTGATGGTTAGATCACCAGCCATCGCTGATTTCATTGTCGCTATGGCTTGGGCGTATTTAGGTTTCTTCCCCCACGTCCAGCCAATGCTGTCACGCAAGTCGCCATTATCAACAGGAACGAGACGTTTCATCATGTCGATGATTTCGTCTGCTCCTTGCGCCATAGCATCCTGAATAAGCTGCTTAGCAACATCGGGCATACGCTTCATCTTTCGATCAAGCTTGGTTAGACCAAGGATGGTTGCACCCTTTGCCATCAGGTTTCCTCGCCTTCAATCGCCAGCATCTCGATGTATTGCCCGCGCTCGTCTGGATTGACGACGGTCTTGATCCCAAACACGCGGTTTGGTTTGCCGCCTGTGAGGCCAGCCCGAGCGTCGTATGCCCGCCACGATGCCGTTATCTGCCGTGCCTGTTCGCTGCCACGGATCGTCAGGTTATAGGGCTGCATGGACCGCATTCGCGCGGCCATGACGCTTTCGACATTGCTGCCGTAACGTGGTTCCAGCCTTCCCGGCACGGTGAACTGGTCAACCCATTCACCGCGAGTACCGCCCCATTCATCGCTTATTTGTTCGCGACGCTGAAACGTCAAACGGCAGTTCAGGCTGCCGGCACCTGCGCGCTTCGCCATGCTTCAGCCTCGTCTTTCGTGGGAGTTGGAAGTCGCTCGGCCTTGCCAGCGGCAACTGCGCGGTTAGCGCAAGACGTAGTCACTAACCCGACGTAACCTGCTGGATAGCGGATGGTCACTGCAGGCTTTGGGATGAAGTCGTAGGTGGCTGTGAAGTGGAGCCATGGCATGCGCGTTCCTTTGGCTGGCTTTTGATCTGCGCAATGACTATTTAAGGTCATTACTTGCCCCCGTTCATCGAACTCATTGCGGAGAAGAATGAAGAGGACGTTCATACTGACCTTCGTGGCTCTGAACATATTATCTGCACCAGCGTCGGCTAATGACGCGCAACTGGTTGCAGATATGGCCGCCAAGTGCTGGACACTGCCGGAGGGGACAGACTATCAGCGAGCGTCTGCGACGTTCGAGGTTACCTACAACGCGGAAGGGCAGTTGACGCAAATCGTCACCGTTGAATACCAGCCCGTCCGAAGAGCGGGCGAACAGTTCGCAGTCAGCGCTCAAGAAGCGTTGAAACAGTGCGCCGGTGAAACGACCATCAAGTCAAAGACGGTACGCGTCGTCATGAGGTATGTTGCACCACAATCTAACGGACCGCTCATCATGAAGAAGCCGCTTCGGTAGCTTCAAACCCTCAACAACCTATACGGATCAAGCAGCCAACGCGCCGATCGGTTCTCGAACACTTCAACAGTCGATTGTCGCTCGCGGTTCTCGTAGAGGTCTCCCGCAATAAGCAGGACAGCCGCGTCCACTTCGGCTTCAGCGCCTGCAGGCACTGTGTCGCGGTTCATATAACGCAACGCAGAACCTTGAGCGGCGGCCAGATAGCCCTCAATCTCTGCATCCTCATCATCGAATTCAATTCGAAGATGTCGCTTTAACCGATCAAGATCCACCACCACGGTCGAAGCCCTTCTTTTTGGCGGGCTCATCTGCGACGCAGCCCAGCGTTCGCGCAACCTCGGCAATGCGACCGGTCACAGTATCGCCAACCTCAAACTGGCGCGGATAAACCTCACCTTCAGGCACCGCCTTGAATGCCTTCGCAATACGCACTTCCATCAGCGCCTCCTGTATGAAGGGCGCCCGAAGGCGCCCCGTTACTATTGAGATTAAGGCGTCGGTGCCGTTGCGATCTTGTGGTAACGCAGGGCCGTTGGATCGGTCACTCCGCCGCCAACGCGCTTCGTGGTGTAGAACTGCACGAACGGCTTGTTGGTGTACGGATCGCGAAGGATGCGGATACCCATACGGTCAACCACGAGATAACCGCGCTGGAAATCACCGAAGACAACCGGGATGGCGTCAGCGGCGATGTCCGGCATTGCAGCAAGCTCGCTGACCGGGAAGCCAAGGATCGTTGCAGGCTGGCCAGAAACCAGACCCGGCTGCCAGATGTAATTATCCTGACCGTCCTTCAGTTTACGGATGGCGCCCTGCGTCTTGCGGTTCATAGTAAACCGCGCATTCGGAGTGCGCTCACTTGGCAGGTCGTAAACAAGGTCAATGAGGCCGTCGGTCGTAAGACCGGCTGCGTCGCCGCTATTCACGGTCGGGATCGCGCCCCAAGGATGTGAATTCGCCGCCGTATAGGTCAGCAGGCCCTTCGGCTTGTCGGTGCCGTTGCCGGAGACGAACGCAATACCTTCCTGATACGCGAACTCAGTCTCGACTTCACCAGCAAGCCAGTTTTCGAGGTTGATTTCGGAATCATCCAGCAAGCGCTGCGTTGCAGCGGGATTGGCATAGATTTCGCCGGTATTGAACTTCACCTCGGCGAACTTTGCAGCCGGGGTTTCAGGACGCGCAGCGGATTCGCCAACCCAGCCCGAGGCCGTAGCGCGGTCGTTGTAGAGCTTGGAGAAGCCGTTGCCAGAAATCTGAATGACCGTTGCGATGCCGCGCATCGGAGAAACGATCTTCAGCTTGTCGGTGATGGTGCGATCCCACTCCGTTGGTGCCGTATAGCCACCATCCTCTGGGACGGCGACGCTCATTGCAGCCTGTGGGTTGGCCTGAATGAATGCGTCGATGCTTGCCTCATCGCCCTTGCGGAAGAATCGATCGAATGCCTTGGTATATTCGGCATTCTTGACGGCATCACCAGGCTTGGATGCACCAGCAGTCTGCAAAGCTGCAAGCTTCTGCGCCTGTTCATCTAGGGCAGCCTGAAGGTCGCTTACAGTCGCATTGATGCGCTCGACCTTTTCGGTGCGAACGACATCTTCCGTGCCCTTCTTTACATCATTGAGAGCTGCGCTGTGTTCTGCCTTGAACGCTTCAAATGCGCGGCCCTGCGCTTCAATGAGCGCCTTGATTTCATCGGGTTCCATGTGGTTATCCCTTGGAAAGAATATTGGTTGTGCTGACAAGTGCGGCCTTGATGCCGATCATGTCTTTGGCTCTGGTCTTGCCAGCGTCGCGCGTGGCGTTCTCGGCGGCATCGCGCTCGCCTCGAATTTCATGGAGAAGTTGAGTGCGCGAACGGCGCGTCTCACCTGCGGCAGCTAGCGCTCGGTCAATCCGGCGCATTGCTGCGATATGTGCGGGAAGTTCAGCCTTTGCGTCGGGCTTGCCAGTTCCAGCGCCCTTCTCGTCCGCAAAGCCCTTTTCGACGGCCTCATCAGCTGAAAGCCAAGTGCCGTCCGACGCCTTTGACGGGCCATCCAACAGAGAAAGCACTTCGTCTTGCGCCAGTCCTGTGCGGGCAGCGTAGATATCGGCCATCGAACTATCGAAGGACTGAAACAGCGTCGCAGCATCAGTGAAATCGTGCGTGTTGCCGACAGCGAGACCCCACGCCCGGTGGATCATCATCATCGAACCGGTCGACATGATCACCCTGTCACCGGCCATTGCGATGATTGATGCCGCAGACGCCGCATACCCCATCACGTTGACAGTGACTTCGCCGGGATGGCTTGCGAGGAGATTGTAAATCGCCAGCCCTTCGAACATGTCGCCGCCTGGCGAATTCACGTTCACGGTAACTGGATTTTTCCCGATAGATCGAAGAGCGGCAGCGGCTCGCTTGGCCGTAAACCCGCCTCCGCTCCAATAATCCTCTCCGATCACGTCAAAGATCGAAATTGTGTTCGGATCGTCAGCTTCTGCCGCTTGTGGAGCGCTCTCCCACCGCTCTAAGGCGGAGAGAGGCACATCCCACTGATACGACTTCGGTCGCGCAACGGCTGCAACCGGCGTTCTGTTAAGGCTCATTGCGTGTTCCTGAAGGAGGGCGGCCAGTTTCTGGCTGCGTCATTGGATTTTTGAGACTGTCCGCGTCTGGATCGTCGCTCTGGCTCAAGCCCACATAATCGCGGGCTTCGTTCTGGGACATCCATGGTCTCGAACCACCCGAACCCAAGGCTTTCGCGAGGAATTCGGCCTGATCCTTAATCGAACCACGAAGCAATTCGCGCTCATCGAAGTCAGCCTGATAAGACCGCCGCTCTTCGCGGGTCAGCAGGCATCGCGAAACCGCCTGCTCCCAAGCGATGAACCACGGCGCCAGTCCATAACGAACGAAAAACTGGCCAAGAGTTTCAATACCGCTACCCCAGGACGTGTCATCCATCATCAACAAAGGCCTGGGCACACCAAAAGCGCGCGCGACTTCCTCGATCTGATGGTTTCTTGTCTCGATCTGCTGGCTGTCTCTAGCCGTCTGCGAAAACGGCTCGGCCTTCATGCCTTCTTCAAGGATCAGCCACTTGTGCGCGTTTTCCGCACCGGAGAACTTTTCTTTCAGGCTGGTGTCGAGGTTTTCAAACTCGTCATCACCGAGTTTGCCGGGGTGCGTTAGCGCGCCGCCCACCATCGTACCGTTCTTAAACAGCCGAGCCGCGGCTTTCTCTGTCTGCATCGCAAGGCCGATGGCCTCTTTTGCCTGCTGGACGCGAGAAAGACCGGCAACGCCATCGTCTGTCATATCGCGGAGATGAAATACCTCCGACTGAGGCAGCTCAACATACCGACCGCCCTTCAAGACGACTTTGTAGATGACGGTCAGATCGTCTTTCTGCTCGACGGTGACATTGGTCGGGTGCAGTGGCTGCAAAGCCACCACACGCTTGCCGCTTCGAACAATACGAGCGAAAGCATTGCCGTAGGTCAGTGCATGTGACTGCAGCTGCCGACGGAATTCATACGCCGTCTGCCAGTTATTCGGCTGCGTAAGAAGAACATCAAACAGAGAATGATCATCGGCTGGGTGAAGTCGCCCCTTCCCGTCCTTGTGCATCAGGTAGAAGGGCAGCATTCCGATGCTGCCTGAGATGAGATCAACACAGCGAAAGACCGTCGTGTTGAACAGAGCAGCCTTTGGCGTCACCGCCATGCCGCTTGCGGTTTCGGCACCTCCGCCAATAAAGGCGGCCAGCCTTGGATCATCCAAGCCATCGAAATATTGCCAGTCAGCTCGCGGAGCTCGTTTCGGCGCGACCGAAGGCGCTGCCTCCGGTTTGGACCGGAACAGGTCTAAAATACCCATATCTTTCCTTGTTCCGATTAGCCGGCCATTCGGATGCCGCGTTTCTTGTAGACGGACTCGACTTGCTCCGGCTCAACCTCGCGAGCCTTAAGCCCCGCGGCCATTGCTGTCGCGACCGCACCATCGATACGAAAACGTGTCTTGCTCTTGTCGAGTTTGCGATTGCCACTGGCGTCCGAGACGGCGATTGCATTGGCAAAACAGAAGGCTAGCACTGGATTGCCGTCGTGCTTGAACCGCCGATGGATAAAAGACGCCTCAAGCGCTTCTACAGCCGGCGACATATCACGATAGCCCTGTCCCCAGGGCACTAACCGCAGCGCGCCGTCGAAAGGCTTATCCTTGCCTTCGATATAGGCGTCCACACCTATCCTCTGGAATTCGACCAGCAGCTGTTCGATGCGCCAGCGGTCGTACGCCAAGCCGCGAATGGAATAATCCTCGCGGATTTCAGCGATGCGACTGGCTACATAGGAATAGTCAATCGCACGACCGGGTGGCGTTTCGAGCCAGCCGTCCTTTGCCCAGAGATCATATGGCGCCCTATCTCGCTTGGCGTGATCGAACAGGAAGTCATATGGCTTCCAGTGCCAGGCTTTTACACGCTCCACGCCAACGGCAGCAGATATGCCGACCAATGACGTAAGATCATGCACACCAGACAGATCGAGCGCGAGATAGATATCTTCGCCAGCAGTCAGCGTGTCGCCGGTCTGGCATGCCTTCCATTCCGACCTTGGAATAAGCGGCGAATTCTGGTCGACGCGCTGATTCAGATAGAGGTTCCGAAAGCTGGCTTCCATTGACGGCATTCTACTTGCCTGTATAGCCAGCGCGCTCAGGTCTTCGACGCTACGAAAGTCTCCCAGTGCCGGGTTTGCCGCCTTCCATGCATCCTCGTCCATAATTTCCGCTTCGTCGTCGGCGCAATAGAGATGGACAAGGACGGTGGCGTCATTTGCGACCAAGCCATCGTCGATCAGTTTCGACAGCGGGTGCTCAGGATCTGGCGACTGCGTGGAAATCACAATGCCCAGCGGCTCTTTTCGGGCGCCCTGAGAAGTGTTCATTACCTCGTAGAGTTCCTGATTCCGCGACTGTGCCAGTTCGTCATAAATCCAGACAGACGGGTTTAAGCCATGCTTGGTGCCAGCATCAGCCGACAGCGCTCGATAGAACGAACCGTTTTGTTTGCAAACCACCGTCTTTGTTGAAGGCACAATGTCGAGAACCTGGGAAAGCTCCTCGTCGGCATCGATAAGCTGGCGCAGAAACTTGAACACCTGCCCCGCCTGCTCACGGTCATTTGCGGCAGAATAGATTTCGCCATTCTTGATGGATTCCGGGCCAATGAGATGAGCCAATGCGATTGCAGCGATAATCGCTGTCTTGCCGTTCTTACGAGCAACCGAGAGGATCGCGCGCCTAACGCGCCGGTTCCCGTCAACATGCGGCGCATACAAATCTCGAATGAACTGCTTTTGCCAAGGACGAAGCCGCATTGGCCCGCCCTGCCCCTCTCCGCTGGGGACGCGCAGCAGTTCGATGAACTTGATCACCTGTTCCGCGCGGTCCAGCCCTGCTTGGTCGACGCCTTGTCCGCGCTTTGCCCAATCAGGCCGCTGTAAACTCACGGATTATCACTTCTCCCCGCCGATAAGCCCGGCGAATTTGCTCTTCGGCTTTTCCTTTTGCGGCGTCAAAGCCGCACGCGCCTTCGGATCAAGGCCCAACCTGTCGCCCATGCTCATCATGATGCGAGCTGCTTCGTTCTTGATCTTGAACCAAGGATTCACGGTGAGATTGCCGGTCGAACCAGCAACGAGTGCTGGTTCGGTCTTAAGCGCTTCGGTCGCGCGTTTGTGATCGGCCCATGCCGCAGCATAAACTGCAATACCGCCAGCATCGGTGGCAGCGTAGGTTTCTGGCGGCATCGCCGAAACGATCATCTCGAAGCACTCGCGAGCGTCGTCATCCAGATAATTCGGTATGTAGACGTCACCGGAAGGACGGATAGAAGCCGCCCTTTTCTTTCGTTTGCCCGGGTTGCCCTTCAGCGCTTGCATTTCGGGCGTTTCGGGCCTTGGACCCCTGGCGCCCATAAATATCACCTGTCAAAAATAAACTTCAAAACTTGCGGGATAACGCGTTCGAGTTCCCCGCCGGTCCGGGGCTGACAGCCCTCTGGACTTTTCGATGCCCCCGGGGTCGATCAGATGACCGGCCATCCGTCTGGTCCAAACCGAACGACGCTCTGCCCGAGCTCTTCACGCTGCTTGATACGGTCATGGCAGGGCTTGCAAAGTGATTGCAGGTTATCTGCATCCCAGAACAGATCCTCATCGCCTTTATGCGCAACAATGTGGTCACATATCGTGGCCGCTGTGACGTCCTCTTGCTGCATGCAGTAGGCGCACAGAGGATGCGCAGTCAATTGCCGCTCACGTAAGCGTTGCCAACGTGCGGTTCGATATAGCCGCAGCCAAGGCCGAGAAGGTGCTGACATGTGGGGTTCTCGTCCCTATGCCAAGGAACATTTTTCAATGTCCCCGCGTTAGTTCTGCATCCCTGAAGGGACACATCGATTGGTCAGAAATCCAAACCTGAATAGGAGGAAGATATGCCACGCGGTGACAAATCCAAATACACTGATAAGCAAGAACGCAAAGCAGATCACATCGCCGAAGGATACGAAAAGAAAGGCGTATCAGCTAAGGAAGCTAAACGCCGTGCTTGGGCTACTGTGAATAAGGACGATGGTGGTGGCAACAAGCCTGGCGGCTCAGGTCGCGGCAAATCTACAGGCAATCCCGCTGCACATAAGGGCGGGAAGAAGGGCGGTGAAGCAGCTGCCTCCAGAAGCGCTGCAGAACGCTCCGCCTCTGCGAAGAAGGCAGCCGCAACACGCAAGCAGAACGAGGAACACGCCCATCACCATTAATGGACATCATATAATCAGCAAAGGGAGAAGACGTCATGAACAGCACAGAGATGAAAGCCTGCATTGAAGCATGCCTTGCTTGTTATCAAACGTGCCTCGGGATGGCGTCTACCCATTGTCTTGAGGAAGGTGGTGAGCACGTTGAGCCCGTGCATTTCCGAACAATGCTCGCCTGCGCTGAGATATGTAGGACGTGCGCCCATATCATGCTTTTGAGGACGCCTTTGCATCAGGCGGTGTGCAAAGCCTGTGCTGAAATATGTGAGGCCTGTTCCAAGAGCTGCGAAGACTTGGATGGGATGGACGAATGCGCGGCCGCTTGTGATCTCTGCGCTGCAACTTGCCGGGAGATGGCCGCTTAGTAGTTACTCAAAACCTGCATAAGGGTGGAACAATTCATTGCTCTTCGCCGTTTCGGTTTGGCAATTCAAAAGGAGAATGAAATGGCTCAGACCACCGAAGGCATGCTTTCCGAACAGATCGACGCACTGCGCAAGGAAATCAGCAGCCTATCGTCCCGACTGTCAGATCATCTCGGCAATCTAACCGGCGCAACCGACGACGCCCTTGCGTCCACGAAAGACGCTGTGAATGTGCTGGCCGAAGGCGCACGTGAACATGGTCAACGTGCTGTGCAATACGCACGCGAAAACCCCGGCACAGCATCGGCATGGGCATCCGTCGGACTGGTGGCCTTAGTTGCATGCATGCTCATGAAGGGCCGAGGTAGTCGTTACCGGTAAATTACATTCGGCGGGGAGCCACGTTCGCCGTGCTGTTACACACGGTGTAGGCTCAACCCGCCGAACCAGCAGCCGGAGGAGAAACGGCGCTGGATTGAAAAGGCCCAGACATAATACCGGACAAGCCGATAGCAGAGGTATGGGCGCTATTTTGGAAAGTTACGCCCGGTTCAGCGGTTGCACCCAACTGCAACATGACCGAGCGTCCGTTGCCGGAAACAAGTGGGGCCGCAATGTTCCCATCGCGACCCCTTCATGTGTAAGAACCATAACTATGCAGAATTCCTACCTATGCAGAATATTTTTTTATTGCCTGCATAAGATTGTCGTTTGCCGCAGCGATGGCCTTCCTGCCCCCGCTGCGCTTGTCCGCGTATTGTCTGGACTGACCAGCGGCCACGCCAACATCTGTTAGAGTTCGTGCGCGCTTGTGAGCTACCATATCGAGCACAGCCCTATCCCTATCCGATAGAGCCTCAATGGCCTGCGCCCATATTTCCCTATCGACCAGCGCTGTCGAAACATCCTGCCATCCCATCGATCCGGATTCACCGGTCGTAGTTTTCTTCATGCCTAGAAAACTGTCGGCGATCTTACTGCCAGCATTCGGAAGGCCAGGCGGACATTTCGTTACAGGTGGAAGAATTGGTGTATTCGCATAGATCTTGGCTAGCTCTGCCTTGGCTTCCGCGTGAGTTTGGTATGTCCGTTTGGCTTTCTTCCCAGATGGGATACGTTCACGACGACCAACCCCGAATGCGTTCAGAAAATAATTATTGCTGGCCGCTAGTTCAGAAGGGTTTTCGTCTCCGCCAAGTGTCCGGCTCTCCTTTTCCTGACAACCAAGCATAGCGCCAGTCGGCATCTGCTGCTTGGTTGATACCACCTCACCACCGGGGCCGTATTTGTGCCCTGCCTCAACTTGCGTTCCGTCGCTGAATTTCAGGCGTCCAATGCGGATTATCTGCCCGGCATCGTTGCGCTCGATATCTCCTGTCTCAACCTGACGCATGATCTCTTCAACGGTCGGCAATATCTGGATGCGCCGTTCTGCGTGCATCTGCGCAGTAACTTCCGGCTCGTTGTCATTGGCTGGAACAATCGCCCAGTTCGTGGAAACCGGCACCGGTGCGCCTTCAGGTCGGTTTTTGTAGGCAAGCAGGGCAGACATGGCGCTGTCGAATGTCCTATGTCTGCTCATGCAGCTTTCCTTGCGGCGATGTTGTCATTTGATGCTGCTGGGTAAAGGCGCTCCTGTTCGTGCCACCATGACAACCCTTGCGATGCGCGCCATGCCAGATAGTCCTTGATTTTGCCAGACCATAAAGCTGATCCGTATCGAGTAGCATCCTCTGATGCCAATTTCTTGCCTTCCATCGCGTCATCGGGTGCTGTGGATGTTTCAGACAGAGCATTCCGCAGTAATATTCTCGGCGACAGTGTATGCCGTTCGGGCGGGACGTCCTGACCTATCGTGCGCTTACGCAAAGCCATTCCGCACATCTTGGACCAATAGTACCCGTCAGGGATCTGCTTTTTCGGTGTGGGTACAGTAAGTGATAAATTCATATGTCATCCTCGTGTTTTGGTTTGGTTGGTTAGGCGGCCTTGGCGGTGTGCGTCTCTGCAAGCCACCCCAGAACCGCCGTAACGGCCCGTTCAGCGGCTTCTGTTGTCGTCGTGGCCCGAATGACCAGAACCGCGTAACCAAGCCGTTGTAGGGCGGCGTGGCGGTCTTTCTGGGCTGGTGACAGTCTTCCCTGACCGACCTTGTTCTCGATCAGCAGCAGGCGACCGTATTCGCCATAGATGCGGAGGTCGGGTTCACCGCTGGTCATTCCCGTTGCGATTGCCTGAGCCTGAGCTCTTGGCCCCCGCTTGCTGGCGTTCATGTCCCCCGCCAGCAGGAACTGGCGCTGGTACTGTGGCAGTCGGCGAAGTGCGGACACCTGTGCTGCCTGTAATTCCCATTCGAGCGGCAAGGCTGGCTTGGTCGTCACCTTGCCGGCCTTGGTGGTGATTTTGACGCGGGCGCCGTTGATGCGGGTGATCTGGGTGGTCGCCGTAGAAGAAGGCGCGCGTGTGCGGCTGCGTGCCATGTGAGCTCCTCGTGTTGATTGCGGTATGCCGTTGGTAGCGGCGTGAATCGGATTGGTCGTCCGATAGAAAGATGGAATGAGTCTCGAACGAATGTGTCAAGCGGAAAGTGGTATGGACGGCAGAGACGATGCGATCGATTACCAGCCAATGTCAGGTTGCAGGTTGTATTTCAGCCGAGCCCAAAATGCGTAAAGTGCGTAAAGTAAAAAATCGCAACTTGATGCGCTGCGCGCTCAAGTGCGCAATCTCTCTATGAGGATGATTGCGCACATTTAGCAGCGTGCATTTGCGTAGAGTTGAAGCAGAAAAAATCGACTCTACGCACTTCACTTACGCGTTACCTATGGTTGTATTTTGATTGTGACAGTAGGTTGTATTCAAGGCGGCGAGAGGGCGGCATTACAGCCGCGTCTCCCTGAGACCAGAGCACAGACTACGCCTTGTTGATTAAGCTGATCGCCAGATTTGTGAGCTTGTTATTGGTGGCTTTTTCCTGGTCGAGTATCTCACTCAGCAAAGTGTGAGCTTCGGTATAACCAAGTTCCTTTGCCCATTCCCGCAGCGAGCCATACCTAGATATTTCGTAGTGCTCAACAGCTTGACAAGCGGCCAAAAGTCCTGCGTCAAGCGCCGTTCCGCTGGCTTCTTCCATCAAGCCGTCGGCTTCCTTTATCAGCCCCTCGATAGCGTCACATTTTTCAGCAGTCGGCTTCATTTTGAGGAATTTAAACACCTCATTCAGGGTAACAATCTGCCCTTTTGTTTCCTCTAAATGTGCTTCTGCGGCCGCCTTTAGCTTTTCATTTTTAACGGCCTTGGCAATTTTCGGCAGCGCTTTCGTAATCGCGTTTTCAGCGTAATAAATATCCTGCAACGTATGCTCGAAAATATCAGACAGCGTTTTCATACCCGTCCTCCTGGTTGTGATGGTGAAACGGGCCAGGCGCGTATAAGTTCCTCGGGAGGATCTGGCGTTGGAGTTGTTTGCAAGATTCGATCGCAAACACGCACACAGCTTCGCGGCTACATGAGACATTCAAAAAACGATGCCAACGGCTGTCGCATTGCAGCCTTATTTGCTTTCTCGTCATAGAAGGCGCATGGTCATCATCACGACAGCAATTGAAACGGGCGCTGTTGTTCAGGCTTCCACACGCCTAGCCCGCAACAAAGGAGGACGTCATGTCTTCCATCGCTTTGAATTCCAGAAACATTACCATGATTTCCCGCATTCTCAGGGATGCTCGTCTACCAGGCGATACCCAAGATTTACGCACGGGAGCGGCGCGATATCTCACGCGCCGTTTTCAGGAAGGCACCTTTGACGAAGATCGCCTTCGAATTGCATTGAATCTGTTCATCAAGAAGCATCGAACAATGACAAGGGCTATTGATCGTTGGGATGATGACGGCGGAGGGGTGAAAAGCGAAAAATAATGTCCCTTTCATTTCCAAACCCTAGCAGAAGCTTCGATCAAAATGAGGTCGGGGTACGCTTTGTCGGCTATGATGGAATGACCTCAGTTCCGTTTCTAATCGATAAAACCGCACTGGAGAAAAACGGGGCCATCGCCGCGACGGAATCGTCACTTCTCGCTGCTTTTGACGCGTCTCGGAAGCTTATCTATGACGTAGCACGAGAAGTTTACTCCAATGCTCGCCAAACTTCCTATCGGATTTCGGAGGAAGATATGGTGTAGAAAATGGTGCAAACGAAAAAAGCGGAGCCGAAGCCCCGCTCTTCAAACCTTCGCACTAACTTACTAGCCTTCCGAAACTAGAACTTCGCACCAACCCGCAGTGCTATCGCGTGGTCTCGCGCGCCAGAACCACCGAAGCCGGTTCGATATTCGACGCCTGTGGTCCAGGCATTATCAAAGCTGAAATCGAGCGAAAGCCCCACATTGGCGCTATCGTTGCTCTCGCCTTCAACATCCAGTGCATAGGGAAGCCCGCCAAGCGCGCTATATCCCATGGCGGCCCGGCTGGAACCCTGAAAATCATGGGCATATTCAGCGCGGACACCGGGGGTCAGACGCCCCCATGTGTAGTCGATGGCGTAATTGGCGCGCAAACCAACCACACCTGTGACAGTGTCCACGGTCTGATCACCATAGGTCAGCCGGTAGATGCTATCGCCGCCTTCAGAATAACCATCAAGCCAGGAGCGCGACATTTCCATCCGGCCATAGGGCGAGACCAGCCACGTCTCCTGACGAAATTCGTACGCAGCCGTCAGCGATCCGAACAATTGATGGCCATCCCGTTTGCCGTCAGTCAAGCTGCCGTCTGCCGTGATGAACCGGGTGGAGTCAAAATCCAGAATGCTGCCGCCGACAAGCGCATCGATAAAGAAATTGTCGATCGGTTTGAAGCTACCATAGACTGCAGCGCTGTAAGCATTGGCGCGGCTTTCCGTGCCGTTGTCGCCAATATCTGTGCGATCCCGCCCATAACCAACACCGAAGCCCGCCACGAAGCGTTCCGAGAACCGGTAATCGATGCCGCCGCTCACGCCGACAAGCGTATAGTCCAGATCGAGCTTGCCGCTATCGCGCTGGCCGAAGTTCACAAAGCCGCTGCTCCAGAATGCGAATGGTCCAAGGTCTGGATCAATAGTCGGTGCAGGCTGCTCCGGCTCTTGCAAGCCAATCGCCTTGCCCGGAAAGCTGTCGCGCTTTTCGGGGGCATAGCCGAGAGGTGAAACACCTGTCGACGATGCTGACGAAGAGGGATTGGCCAGGTCTTCCGGTTGCTGTGCGGACGATGGACCGCCAAGTCGCACGCCGAGGCTGGACTTCCGCCGGTCGCCTTCATCATGCAACTGCTCAAGCCGGTTTTGGAAATTCCGGGTTTGAACCTGCGCAAAGCGTCGTGCGGCACTTGTCTGTGCGTTCAACAAACCGATCACTTCGGGATCAAGCGTCGGATCGGGGAAAACCATGGCCGCACGGTTGACCACAACCGTGTAGCTGCGATTGGCTCCGTTCGGCGCGGTTACAACAATCGAAACTGTGTTCGACCCTATAGCCAGCCCTATGGGACTGCTTGAACGTCCTGACGCAACGCTGCCCCCGGCAACGGTTACGCGCGCTGCCGGTTCGTAAACCGTTGGGGTGAAGGTTAAGCTCTCGACCGTGTTTTCAACATTGAGAGAATAGCTGAGCGTCTCCTTGTCAAAGGCCGGGTCCAGCGATCCCACACTGGGAACGAGGCTGGCAAGCGTGGCATCCGCAGAGACCGCTCTGGTGACATTCACCGTATAGCTGCGAGTTGTTCCGTTTTGCGCCGTAATGACAACCGTCAAAGTCGTATTACCGATACCGAGCGGTAGTGCAGTGCTCGCACCACCAGAGGTGACGGTTGCTCCATTGACCGCAATGGTGGCTGCCGGATCGGCGGAAGTGGGTGTCAGCTGTAAGGACGATGTGCCGTTGGGTACAGCCAACGAATATACCGTGGCGCTGGGTGAGAATGCTGGCTCCAAAGTTCCCGCGCTTGGAACGAGACCCACAAGATCGGCGTTGCCAGACTGAGCGCGGATAACGTTGACGGTATAAGACTTCGTGGTGGTCCCATCCTGCGCGGTTACGGTTGTCGTGACCGTGTTGTTCCCGACCGCCAATGGGATAGCAGCGCTGGCGGTTCCATTGGGCGTTGCAGCCCCGTTGACGACAACCGTTGCGTTGATATTTACAAGCGATGGGATGAACGAAATGCTCTCCACATCGTTGGCGACATTTAACGTGTATGAGGTCGTGTTGGGAGCAAAGGCAGGTGTTAGCGTTCCCGCGCTGGGAATGAGGTTCTGCAAGGCTGGGTTTGGTAAGGGATTAAGTATAAGATCCAGTGCATTGGAACTGAAGTTGCCATTTCCTGCGATGTTGGCGACAGATCCAGCTCGTACCGTCAAGGTCGTAACGCCAGACCCAGACATTGTAACGGCAAAGGTATAGGTAGTATTGTCGCTAGTCGCCAATGAGTGCATGGTACCAATGATCGCTCCGACAGAATAAGTATCCAAATCGCCTAAGGTGAATCCCGTCACCGGCTCAGAGAATACAGCTGTTACATTTTTGATTGTGTCAAACGGCGTTGAGGAAGTTGAAAGTATAACCGTAGGGCTTGCAGTGTTGACTAACACTCCAGACGTGACCCCTACATTATTGAGAGTTAATATCGCTGAATCATTTGAGTTATTACTTATGGAC